GCGCGACCGGCGTACCGCTGCTGTTGTTAATCAACAGACTGTTGGTGATCTTGAAACTGGCGTCCGTCGATCCCTTGACGTGGGGGCCGCCGTCATCCGAGTGGAAAATGCAGCGGTCCACGAGGACGCCGCCAATGGTCGCGTTGGCAAACACCAATTGCCCGCAAGACAAGCCGGTCACGCCGCCGTTCTTGAGCATCAAGCCTTGCAGCGTGACGTTAGTGGTAATGCCTACCACGCCGAAGTTGGACGCACTAAGCGATACGCCCCGGCTGGCATCGAACCGCGTGACCGGCGTCGCATCCTCATGCCAAGCCGCGCCTGTCTCGGGGCGAACAATCACGCGCCCATTGATGGTCTTAACGCTGTCGAAGCAATTCAGCGCGCCGTACGCACCCTTCTGGATTTCGATGATGTAGGTATCGCCGGACGCGATGGTTGAAGGCAGGGCATTCCACGCCGCCTGAGGAGTGGGGTAGGTGCGCGCCGCACCAACGGTGAAGGTTGTCGTCGTCATTTAGAGCTTCCAGATTTGAACCGGGCCGAGAGTCGAGCCAACGTGGACAAGCGCGTTTTTCGCCTCGACATAGTGCAGCCGCTTATACATCGGCCACGTGGTATCCGGCAGCGCCGGGGCATCGCCGCCGAAGTCGCGCGCGGCCCAGACCCAGGTGCCGGTGAGTGGGTTGGCGGGCGCTGTCAGGAAATAGACCTGCGTGCCGCTGCCGGGCCAGTAGTAAAGCTGCCGCGTGCTGTCGATCCAGCCCACGGTGCCGCCGGTATTGTCCGCAGGCGCGGTGCCGCTGGTCGCCGGGATCACCTTGTTCCCGGTCTTTGGGTCGTGAATGAGGAATACCGATGCTTTATCGGCACGCATCATCAGGTAAAGGTCGTCCGCGCTAGCGTAGTACCCAACGCCGTAGTACGCCTCGATGTATTGCGTCGGGAACCAAGTGACCGCGCCATCAGGAAGTGAGTACGAGTAGGCATAGGGTTGCGCGCCGTTGGTGAACGGGAACTCCGCGATGCGCTTGCGCAGCGGGTCGTAAATGGCAAACCCGTAACCGGGGGACTCAACCTTGCCGGTAACGGTGAAAAACTCGCCAAAGCGCGCCCAGCCCGCGGACGGGTTATCCAGGTCGAGCTTGTGCGACTGCTTGCTGAAATTGCTCATCATGACCAGCCAGCCGTTGTCGTTGCCGGCCGCATCTGGAGGGACGGCGAGGATGTTCGCGTACGTGTGCGGCGGGCACAGTTGGCCCGGCACGACGGCGCTCTTGCTGTCGTCCGTGAAATACTCGCCATACAACTTGTCGGCCACGCCGTTTCCCGCGAACGGGCCGTCGTCCTCGCTGGTCGCCTGCGCGCCCAGGGCGTACGAAACAGGGATATCGAACGGGTCGAGGATGCGCGACCATAGACGAGTCGCCAAATCGTAGCGGTAGACCTCGTTGCCGAGGTAGTCGCCGTGTCCGCCACCAAATACCAGAATGGAGCCGAGTGCGCCAAGCCATGGCACAAAGGTGGTGCTGCACCACACGCTGAGAATCGACGTGCTGCCGCGTGTGCGCGTATCCGGCGCGTTGACCGGGTAGACGCTGCTGATCGTGTTCAGGCTGACGCTTGCGCGCTGGCCGGAAGTGGGCACCCACGATAGGTCGCCGCTCCCTCCAGGCGCAGACATGCCGCCGTAGAGCGGGCTTGCGCCCGTATAGTTATCAGGTAGTGCCATCCACTCTTCCTTTGCTTGTGAGGGCGGCCAGGGCGTTCCGCGGGGAACATGCCGCGCCGGCCCTGGCTCATCGTCCGTTTTGCGGCTCAGGCACGGTGCGCCGATCCTGTGGCCTTGCGGCCAGACGCGGTAGCTCACTTCCGCGCCGCCTGCCCACCCACCACGCACTACAAGAAACTTGGTCGTACCCGCTGCGGCGCGCTGGAGAACTGCTTGCCGACGGCGGTGATCGTTTTGTCGATGTCCTGCATGAAGCTGGCGCGCGCCGCATCGGCTGCGACCGGGTCCGAGAACGGCTGGCCCTTCATGCCGAACAGCTCGGCCCGCGCGCCCTGCGCGATGATGCGGCCGTACTTGCGGAACAATTCATCGTCGATGGTGCTGGCCGTGTTCGATGGTTCGAGTGCCGCCGCGATCACCAGCGTCTGGCGCGCCGCTGGCGGCGGGCACACCGAAAACGCGAACGGGCTGCGCACCACGACGCAGCGGCCGTGGCGCTCGTTGTCCAGCTTGAGCGGCACCGGCACATCGTCGATCGTCGCGCCCATCACCTTGACGATTTCCTGCTCCGGGTCGAGGTCGAATTCGTAGTCGCTGATGTTCGGGAACAGGAACATCGCGTCCAGTTCGACCTGCCAGGCGCGGGTGCGCTCGCAGAACACCTGGGCCGCCGTGCGCAGGGCAGTGGCGACGGTTTTGGTGCTGCACCCGGCGACGTCGGTCAGGTACTGGTCGGCGATGTCGATGAAGGCGGCCATGTGCGGGTCGGCTTAGTCTTCGCCGCGCATCGCTTCGAGAATCTTGGCGATGATGGTGGTCGGCGGCCACTTGTGGTGCGGGGTGATGCCGAATTCGTCCTTCGCCAGCTGCGCCAGCTCGGGGCGCTCCATCACCGACAGGTTGATCTCGTCGCCGGCGGCGTTCTTGATGATCACCGGCGCGCCTTCCGGCTTGGACGCTTCGCCCGCGCCAGCCTTGGCGGCGTGGATGGTCTGGCCCTTGTCGGGCGCCGGCTTGGGCGGCAGTTCGGCGTCCGAGTCGACCAGCTCATAGCCTTCCCGGATTTGCAGCAGGCGATGGATCGCGGCGGCGTCCTCGAACGGCACGGCGCACACATGCGGCGCTTCCGGGTTGGCCGGGTCGGTCGGCTTGAAGTGGTAGATCTTGCCGTGCAGGTCAATCTTGGAGCCGCCCGCGCGTTTCAGCTTGCAGGCGATGGCAATCGTTTTTTGCTCGGTCATGGCGGGTTCCTGGTTGGGGTGGTGGGAATGGCGGGCGCGTGATCGGCGCCCGCCGGGAGTGGTGTTTATCCGCCGGCCTTGAGCAGCACGGCGATTTTCTTGCCGTCCGATGCCGCAGTGGCGGGGCCGGCCACCACCTTGACGCCGAGCTGGCGCACCGTGCTCGATGCACCGGCCAGATACACGTTGGCGCTGGTGGCGCGCGCGATGCCGCCGGTCTGCCCTGCGGTCGATGCGGCGATCCAGCTAGACGTGGCGGCGGCGTCGATGTCGGTCATGCCCGCATTCAGGATGCCCACCGTCAGCGTGATGGTGGGGGTGCCGTTGCTGTCCAGGTCATCGGTGATCAGGGTCGCGTCGTACGGCTTGACGCCCGGCTCGATCGGACCCAGCGCGATGATGTCGCCCGCCGCCAGCGCACCGGCGATGATGTGTTCGTAGGGGATGCTGGCCACCAGGCCCGACATCAGCGAGACAACCGGGACCTGCCCGAGTGCCAGTTTCGATTTTTGCAAAGCCATCTTGGCCTCCTAGTTGGGAATGAGCGGGAACGCAGAAGGCGGGCCGGTTGCTACCAGCCCGCCATCACGGCGATCAGCCCGGATCGTTGACGGCGGTGTCGAGCGAGATCAGGCCCGAATCGCGGCTGGTGCCGTCGATCACGAAAGCGGTCTTCTTGACGCCGAAGATCGAGCCGGTGGTGATCACGACCTGGTTGCCGCGGTCTTCCATCTCCTCGTTCCAGTCGAAGCGCAGGCCGGTGCCGGCCGAGCCGAACGCGACCACGCCAGCCTGGCGCCCGAGGAACAGCGCGCGCGCCGAGGCGACGTTGGCGCCGGCGCCGTAGTCGGAGGCCAGCGACACCGCCTTGTGCTTTTGCAGCACGGTGCTGTTGTGCATGCCGCAGTTGCCCTTGAAGATCGGGCTGTTGCGGCCTTCGGCGGTGGCGGCGGCCTTCTGCAGGTCGAGCCACTGGCCTTGCGCGGTGTTGGTGCGCAGCGCGTATTCCTGCCACGGGTGCATCACGCACACGAAGTGCTCTTCGCCGTCGATCATGCACGGCTCGATGCCCGGCACGCCGGAGGTGCCGCCGCCCATGGTCTGGGCGCGCGCCTGGGCGCGGTCGATCAGCTTCAGGTCGAAGATGTCGGTCGATGCCAGCGTCGCCTTGCTGGTGGCGGCGCCGCCATACATCAGGTGCAGGTTGTCCGGCGCGACCAGCGCGTTGCCGGCGAAACCGGCGTAGTCGGCCGCGTAGATGTAGTCGCCGTTCGAGCCGCGACGGCCCGACAGGTACATGAAGAACAGCTCGTCGAACAGGCGCGCCCACCAGTCCTTCTGGCGTGCGCGCGCGATCTTGCGCATGTCGTGGATGGTGCGCTTGCGGCTCATCTTGCCGCCGGTGTTGACACCGCCGCGCGCCTGGTCGATCGAGATCGAGTCCGAGTAGAACTTCAGATCCTCTTCCTTGCCGCGCAGGATGGCATCGCCTTCGACCGGCTGCATCTTCAGCTGCATCACCAGGTCATAGGTGATGGTGTCGCCGGCTTCGTTCTCCAGCTCCAGCAGGGTCTGGATCGGGGTCTGCGCATCGGCGCCGACACCCATCATTTTCTTGTTCCAGTAGGACGTGCGCCCCACATCGACGGCAAGGAAGCCGCCGTATTTTCGGACGGCTTTGGCGTCCCCAACTCCGATCACCGTTTTTGACATATAGCACCTCTCTCAAAAGTAAAATTAAGAGAAGCACTACAGCGCTTCGACAACGCGGGTATTGTGCCCGCTTTTTTGCCAGAAAGCACGCTTATTCAGCGTATTTACATTTCCAACCCTTGTGTTGCCGGCGATTTTCCCTCGCCTTCGCCACGTTCATCATGCAAATCAGGTTCAAATCGTGGGCTTTGCAGAACTCAGACAGGCGATCAATTGTGTATTCAATGCCTGTAGGATCAATGCAGATGTAGTTATGGCGCTGTCCATAACGATTCCCCTTACTGGCTGCACCGATCTTTTGT